TGTTCTTGACGTGATAAGTGATATCTTTGATGATCAATCTGTCTACCTTCTGGAACCGGCCCTAGACAGAGACAATCAAAAATCGCTAATTCTGGAGTTACTTTACCAGAATGCTTACTCACCCCCTGCTGAGATCAATTAATCCAACCTACTTTGAGTAGTTGCTGATTCGATCTCCTCGTTAATTAAGTCGACTTGAACGTTACTTTAACAAGTTGCATTTTAACGCCTCACATACGTGAAACATCTACAATATACCCCGCTTTCCTAAGGCAGGCCCAGTATAATACTGAGGACGATTGCATGGATAGCACCATCGCTCGAAAGGACTGATTAAGTTGGTTTAAGAACCAGCTTGACCAGGACTGAAGAATTCAATGTCATATGAAATAACTATGTACCCAGCAGCATTTGTTGAAACATTGCTACCGGTAGACCAAAGTTTAAGTCCTCCTTGATATTTCTGAACATTATCAATGTTAGAAACTGAAGAACCTTTGGTATAATACCTACGATAAGTTGATAGTCTTCCTAAAAGCTCTGTTGAGACTTTAGAATAAATAGGGCCCATACGGGCACCTTGACAAGTCATGACCTCTGCAAGAGAAGTCGGGAGACCGTCATCGTAATCATAATCAACCCCTAATGCCGTAATACCTTGAGTAGTAAACGGCACGGCAGGTACATAGTCAAATCTTACATGATGAAAGTAAAAATGTTCATAAGTTCTTGCAATAAATTGTAGCCTCGTCATACTGAGAGGCGTAATTGGCCATAAGTAAATACTTGGTTGCAGAGGATCCACTGCGATGGGTACACCACCGTCGTAGAGTTCTGATCCACATATCCTTACACCACCTGGTGTACTACCGGTTCTAACTCGGTAGTCAGGTACTATATTATTGCTTAACGAATAATTGATATTTGGTTCTCTATTGAGCCTTACTCTATCACTTCTTTCTTTCATCATTCCATTATTCTTATTGTTGTTGTTTTGTTGTCCAGATTTGTTTTGGGTGACTGCAGACTTCGCACCACGTTTAGATTTGTTTTTAACTTGATTTATATCATATGGGCTAGTTAAGCCAATATGAGGAGTTTTAGACATCTCGGTCTGAACTACCAGTGACTCAAAGTCACACACGGTAGTCACAAGCACACCACCAACCGAAGTTGGACACGGTGTACTGGTGCTTTTAACGACTTCACCAGGTCGTAAAATAAACAACAACATTAACATTTGAATTCTTCATCTATATAATTAGAAACTGTGATCAGAGACGACACGGAAAAGTGCATTATCAAGATTTTTATTAATCTCAATCTTACTTTTCAATTTAAAAGGGAAAAGTTTTTCCGCATCGTATTTCTCTCCAATCTTAGTGAAGAACCTTGTCTCCAAATCCTGGAGATAACTACTATTGGTCTTAGTGACCTGGTTATTTTCACACAAACGGTGATGTTCTTCTAAAGGTCCAAGACCTATTAACAGTTTCTTCTTATTAAATGTTTCTCTAATTTCAACACTATTAGTTACCCCATCATTCTTAAAGCCACAGACCGTAAAGTCCATGGTCCTTCTGATTAATTTTGCTAGGCACGCCTGAAAACGTGTCACATGATAGTTGATTCCCTCGTAGGCAGTTAAACCAAAGCCACCCAATACCCTTGGGAGGAAAAGGTTATAACGACCTCTACGAGTAATCCGGCTGATGTCCTCTTTATTACGAGTAATAAACTTTGCATGTGCAAGAGGTTTATTAAATGCTCCACCGACACTTCTTGTGTAGGCATCACATAGATCAACAGCTTTATCACGCACTTCCCCTCTAGAACCTCCAAGTTTGGATGTACCAGAGAGAAGCCCAAAATTACAGAAGTCCACCTTTATAAAAGTGGAATCAATATATTGGTAACAGGTTGAATTAATAGTTAAGACTTTTTCATGTATATAATTTTTACCTATAGATAGATCAAATCCGATTGAATGTACGCGCTTTTTCCAAAGTTCGTAATGTTCAGGATTAGTCCTGAAAAGGATATCATCCCCGTTGATCAAACAGGGAAGATCTTCAAATCTGATCTTTTCTTTAAGGTAGTCTTCCAAAGATAACTTGTAAGCAATCAAATTGTTAGTACACAGAAATGGGAAGCTCAAAGGAGATCCCATTAGTTGTCCTGTAACCTGTTCGAAATCTTCGATTTCAAACTGTTTAGGATAATGGATTCTGTGTTCGAATAATGTATTTTGGATAGCCTTCCTAAGAGGGCTGTCCAATGATCTAATTGCTGTATTAAGACCGAGTTTGGTATACCCAATCTTTAAGTTATCTGTGGCTGAAGAATAATCTCCACTGACGAAATGTGAAAAAGTCATTCCCTTACTAGACAAGACGCTCTCTCTCTCAATCATACGATAAAGATGATCCTCTCTGAGAGGATCTCCAATTAATTCGAATTGAGG